CGGGCGTTAGCGGCTGCAAGCTGCTCAGCAGCAACCAGCGGGTCAAGGTTGCCATTGCGGGCTTCCTCTTCGATGCGGGTCACTTCAGCGTGATGCTCTGCATTGAAGGTCTCGCGGAAGCGAGCCTCGTACTGGCGCTGCGCAGTCCTGATCTGCTGAAGCTGCGAGGCTGTCAGATTCTCAGTCGTCAGGAAGCCAGCGGCCTCCAAGTGCGCGAACGCAGCGGGGTTGTTGTTCGTGAAGGCGTTCACAACGCCCTGCACAACGGCAGCACGACGCCGCTCTACCGAGAGACCAGCGGTCGCTTCGCTTTCACCCATCGCGAATGCCACGAGGGCACCAGTCGCGTTGTTGTCCCGGCTGAGCGTATCAACCGAGGCAGCGAGTGCATCGAAGTTCTGCTGCTCGCGGAAGCTGATGTTCTGGCGCATGTGCGCGTCCACCAGCCTCGGCATCTGCTGCATGAGGCTGTCTCGTACGAGCATCCGGGTCCGCTCGTCGGGGATGTCGGCGGTCATAGCCTCGATCCGGCCCACGAGGGTTGCCCGGTAGCTGTCAGGGTCGCTCTCGTAGGCACCGGCTGCGATCTCCGCTTCCTGTGCCCGCAGGAGGCTCGACGCCAGCGTCTGCGCGGCCACAACGCGGTAGCCTTCCAGCGCCCACTTATCGCCCTGCATCTCCACGCTCTCGAAGGAGGCACCCTGCATGGCGGCGATCTGACCGTCTATCATGCTGCGCTCCTGCCGAGCCGCTTGGATTTGCTGAAGGCGCTCGCCAGCGAACCGGCTCACGCTTTCCGCGATCTGTTGGCCGTAGGTTGCCTCGGGAACGCGGGGCGTGGGTGCGGAACCCACAGGGGGAACGCTTCGGGTGACAGGGTTCACTGCCTCCTGTCCGCGCAAGTTGTCCACCGGCTGCGCTCGCCGTTCAAGTCCTTGGGCCATGTTTCACTCCTTATAGCCGGGCTGTGTCGTTCACTCGTCCACCGTTGGGACCGAGCAATCGGCTGCCTTCCGGCTGGTGACTGTCATAGATACTCAGGAGGTTCGTTCCCGCCCCGAGAAGCATTGAGCCTATGGAGGGTCGAGGAATGACCTGAATGTCTTGGTTCGTGATGGCGGCAATCGCGATGGACTGCCGTTGGGCACCCATCTCTGCCATCTGCTGATGATGCTGCCGCTTCTGAGCGAAACGGGCGCGACCTGCGGATGCCCGCAAGTCACGCGCCGCCATCTCGACGCTATTGCCCGTCACCCCAGCAGCGGCGGCATCGACTTCCTGCCGAGCCGTGTCCCGCATGGACTGCTGCTGGATCATAACGTCAGCCTGAGTTGCTGCATCACGACTGCGTACTTCGTTCACCGTCACAGCGTTCATACTGCGAGCGGCGCTCAGCTTGCTCATCGTGTTGCGGTACGCCTGAATGCGTTCCTGCAAGTCAGCCTGAATGGATGCGGTTTGGAACTGCCCCCAAGTACCGGCAAGGGACAGTCCCATCTGGGATAGCATTAGTGCGTTCATGCCCTCCGTCCTTTCGTTCTGAGGATTTGTCCGATCCACTCCACTTCGTGAATGGTTACGGGTCTGATGTCGGTGCCTTCAAGGATCATTGTTGACCAGTCCGCTCGCTCACCCCAAGGGATGTAGAATGGGCCACTCTGAAGGATCAGTCGATCCGGGTCGTGAGGCTCGTCGTCAAGCGGGAATACGTAGGCGGTGTACTCCCAATCATCGCTGTAGGGGCTCCGACCGATGGCCTTGAACTCCCCACTATTGTTAACGTGGACAACGTAGTCCTGAATGGTCACTTTCTGACTAGTGTCGATACGGGCTTGGTAGTCCCGTGCGAACACCTGCGAAGGTTGAAGCTGCCAGCGAACCGTCTGCCCGCAGAACGCCGTAGCGCCCGCAGGGATGACTGCTGGGTCGAAGAAGTACCGTGTGGTCGTGGCGTCGATCCTGATCTCAAGCGTCGGCTTGGCTTCCAGACCGGGGTTCGGGCATCCAGTGGATTGCAGGAACCGTGCGTCAGGATAGGTCAGGTCGATAGACGTGAGTTCACCTTGGACAACGGCCTGTCGTGTGACCCGTCGATCAAGCATGGCGTGGTAGCCGAATGCCGTCACTGGCCGGTTCAAGTCGAGGCTGTGCAGGAACACGTCGCCCTCTGCATCACTCGATACGAAGTACACGATGCTGTTACGGAAGAAGAAGTATTCCACGTTGTCTTGGAACTCCCACTTACTCCATGAGGATTGCAGAGGCTCCCGCCCGTCCCACAGGTACTTGTATACCCAGACGGTCTTTCGGTTCCTGTCTGTCCTTAGTAGACCGAGATTGAAGTTCTGGCTGACTGCCAGTCCTTCGACACGCCCTTCGATGTATCGGTCCTGTGTCTCCGTCAGGCTGTTCGCCGCATTCACGGCAGTGTCACTGTCGGTGTAGAACTCCTTGATACCACTGAACTCGCCGGCTGTAAACGGAAACAGGATCGTCCGTCCAGTTGATACAGGTGGTGTACCTCCCGAGTTGATCTCGAACTCCGTGGTCAGGACCATGCTCACCGTGTCAGGGTCGATGCCACCACCACGGATCACGAACTGGCTGTCGCCGGGATCGGCCATGACGAACAGGTCACGGTCGAACGGAACGAACCAGTCCAGCTTGAGGTCGTCCTTCTTCGTGCTGCTGATGTCGATAGGGTCCGTTGCGGACACCATCGTCGCGCTCTCGCGCCACAGATCGAAGGGGTGGTTCGTGCGGGACATGACCACTGTGTCCGGGGTCAACAGAGCCAGTCGGCCCTCGAAGCTCTCCACGTCGCGGATCGGCTTATCAATGAGACTGGGGAACGGCGCAGAGCCGCTGTCTCCAACGCTCCGGGGAAGCCACATGCCGCGCTCCACGAAGAAAGTACCGTTCTCAGGCACGATGACATGGGGCATGGTGGACAGGCTGAAGTGCCTTTCTTCCTCGGGGTCGTACCACTCCTGCCAGACGCCCTCCCGACCGAAGCCAGCAGAGCCATTCTCAGGGATGGTATCCTTGGCATCGAACTTGAGCCAGAAGTCGTCCTCGTCTGCCTCGCTGGTCACGACCTTTACGACCGTTCCGTTCGGTGCGTAGCGCGGCAAGTCCTCCACCTTCTTCACACTGTCCGAGATACCCCGTAGGATTTCCCCGCCTTCGCCGTCCGATACACCGATACGGATTTGCAGGGTGGGGTGGAACACCCGAGCCACGTCAAACTGACGGCTGATTACCGTACCTGCGGGTAGGTTGGGATCAGCTTGCAAGGTGGAGACGAGTTCTCCGACGATGTACTCGGATGAGGTCTTTCTAGCATCGCCAGTCGTGGTTCCATCAGGGGCCTGATACTCGGCGTTAAGGATAGTTCCATCGCTGAAGTTCAACTGAACGGCGTAGGTCTTTAGGAACTGGCCACCGAGAGCGTGGAACAGGGCCACATACCAAGACCGGCCTTCGATGAAGGTTGACTGCCTTACGACCTTGTTACGGTTTACTGCGACGATCTTGTCATCGACCACATGGAACTGCATCTCGTTACCAATGTAACTGGGTGTGGCTCCATTGCGGAACTGTACGTTCTGTCGTGTGCCATCGACGGACCAGATTTGAAGGTCGCCTCTCTTATATCCGATGATGTAGTCCACATCATCGAACCGGATGTTCTGGTAGTTGTGCCCAGTGGTGGCCCGGTCAAGTTGAGGGCCTTCCACAGTGGCAGGGCGTGTGCTTAGACCGAGGGTCACGTCCGAGATCAGGTTCACCTGTTCAGAGACCTGCCCGTCGAGACGTACCCGGTCGGGCTGCTGGCTCACACCTTGGAGAAGGGTTCCGAGGGAACCTGATTTCAATGCCATATCAGTTCACCTTTGGTTTCCAGCGTCCATACCCCGTACCCCGACGCAGTGAAGTTATTGCGTTGCTCGGGTTGTCGAAGACGTTCTGCTGACGGTTGCGTAGATGCTCGCGATACATGGCTTGCCAGCCACGGTCGCGCTCGTTGCGGTAGTTGCTGAGTTTCGGGTCAGCGCCGTCCTCGTTCAGATAGAACTCGAACACAGCCTTGGCGCGGATGTACTCCTGCGCACTGAGGGGCATATCTTCGAGGTCCAGCTTGAAGATCATCTTCAGGCGAACGTCTTGCCCGATCTCGAACGAGCCAGTGTCGAGGTCGTACATTTTGCGACCACGCAAGGTCAGGTTGCACCGACGATCTGTCGGGTCAGCCTTGATACAGCCTTGCGGTACGATGACTTCTCCGTTAGATTGCTGAGTGATCACTCGCACTTCGGTGTTGAAGTACAGACCCAACGACTGCACAGAAGCCTGAACCCGGTCAAGAAGCTGCTCGGCTTTCATGTAGAGTGGGTGTCGGTTCTGCTCAGCAGTAAGGGGCCTTGCACCAGTGCTGACGATCATCTCGTTGATGATGTCCAGTCTTGTGTACATGGTAGGTCTCCTTTTGCTAACTGGTAGGCACCACTGGTGCATACGAGATAACAAAAAAAAACCCCCTACCACAAAGGGTAGGGGGCCTGATGTAGGTCAGTTGACCTTACGGGTTGTTGCCCGCGTCGAACGCGAACACAGCGCCGGTCTGGTCGGGACGGCGAGGTGCCGCACCGAATGCCAGATAGCTATCAATGAACCACGACAGACGCAAGTCATTGTAGTGCACATTAGAGGTCAGCGGGATGGTCTCGCCACCCAACAGGGAGTTCGGATGCATAATAAGGCCAACGCACGAGGTCTCAATGCCGTATGGCACGTATTCCCAGCCGTTCGACAGGATCGACAGGTC